CATTAGCTAAATTGTACCTCCAACGCCATACCTAAAACTTTTAAAGGTAAGGGGTCATTTTGTGTTACTGTTACTGTTGGCGATTTATCGTATCCCAAAAAGTAAAATTCTCTTTTGCCAGTTTGTTTTGTTAAATCACTACCCACAGTAAATCCACTTTGTAATATTACTAATTCATGTGCCGAAGCCGTATTAGGCGACTTCAGTGATACATCTAATGTATCAGCTACATCAATTATGCAACGCACTATTCTTCGTGGTAATCCTGTAAGAGGGCCTGTATCTGATTCAGCGTCTATAGGCATAGTTTCTAATTCAGGCGTATAATTAAATCCTACACTTACCCCTGTTGGTTGTGGGTCTACTGTGAACGTTAATGTGTCAGTTCCTGACACAGTAAAAGCCCCTAAAGACGAATTACCAAAAACAGCATTAACTGATTCATTAGTATAAATACCATTAACTGTATGCAAAAATCCTTTAGTAAACGTAATAGAGGCATTATCTGCTGGGGAGGAAGCCAAAGCAGTATTAAGTGTTAACGTATATGTACCACTACCATTATTAGTAACAGCAGTAATTCTGTATGTGCCAGTTATACCAGCAATAGTAAATTCTTCTTGTATTTGAGGATTAGATGTTAACCCATCAATTATAAGCGTAAGTCCTGATTGGGAAGCACCTTTAACAAGAGGAGTACCACGTTGGGAAAGCGTGGATGTGGTGGAACAATCAAGACTTACTGAATCATCTTCGGCAAATTTTTCTAATGTATAAACAGTGCTACCATTTAATGATCGTTTACCTATACAAAATAAATGTTCATTAGCACTTGTAACACTATGAAATGTATCACCTGTTCGTGTACTCCATAATGTCCATCCAGCTATATCTTCTTCTCGTATAGAATGAAATACAGCTAATTTACCATTATGTGTAGAACCAGAATTTGTAAAAATTGCAAATTGTTCAGGACGTGTAGATGAACCACTTAACATAGCTATATCTTTAGGAGTATCGATTAAATGTGGAGCTAATACTGATATGTTTGTTGATACATAACCAGCCTCACTATCAGAATAAATAAACTCTCTAACAGCTCTACCATTTTTTTGCGTATACAATGACGCTCCATCAAAAAGAATTGGGCGAGTACGAGAACACCCATAAGGAGTTTGACGTCTAAAAACTATATTGCTAGGAGTAATAGCCGAAGTATCAGACGAAGTTGGTATTATGTACTCGCCACTATAAGTGAATATTTGAAGATTAGAACCAGAATACAAATGACGTATTTCGTTTACTTGGTCGCCACCAATAGCAACATCAATACCTTCACTTGCTAATCCTGTACCAACACTAAAATTAAAATAATCACCTACATGACTTGCATTAACAGAAGATGGTTTAGATTTAACACCAGCAATCCATAATCTATTATCGTGAAATGTTATTGCTTGAGGATACCCTCTTCTATCAGAAATTAATTGTTCATCCCAATCTGATTCAGCACTTGTACCACCAAGAGTTTCTCGAACAGTAGCGTTAACTTCTGTACCTGACGTGTATCCTGTTATATCAACTTCTTTACTATCTAATCTAACAGTATCACCTACCCATGAAGCACTAAAAATACTTGTAGAAGCTGTAAGTGTAATGTTACCTGAAGTAGCTGAAGGTGTTAAAGTAACACTTGCGTCCTCATATTTATAGTAAGGTTGATATCGAGGATAGCTTGAACTATGTGTAGCAAAACTAAAAGCATTAACAGTAAAGGTTGAAGCACTTGTTCTTACAATTTTTCGTATAGGGTTATTTCTATGTGTAATAAATACCGTATCACCAAACTGCGCCATATTTAATTCAAATAATTGAGCTGTTGTCCAATTACAATTTGCAGTAATATTGCTTTGAATAACAGCTCCAGCACTAGAATAAACGTCTAACCGATTGTTAGATAGTGCAAAAATTGCTACTTCATCATCTGAAAAAACAAATGGAAGTAATCTTGATTCTGCTGGTAGTGTTGCTTTGTAAGAAGTACCTTGCCTACGCATAAGTCCTCCACTATCCATCATGTACCAATTTCGTAAAGTCTGAGCTCCATTGAAATATGCTTTAGTATCTGTTCTTGTTTTTAATAAGGGATTTATTTCTCCACCACTAAAATTAGATAGAACTGTTCTAAGTGTTCTAGCCATTTTACCTCGTGGATTGTCGTAAATTAATAAAACGTGATTGATCTAATTTTCTTGTTGTTCTTTCTGCCGAATCAACATTTTTAGCTATTAAATATTGTCGTTCAGCCATATCAGAAAATTGTCTTATCATTCCTGAATCTCTTGCTATTGAACCAGCAAACAAACTAGCTAATTGATACTCAAGACCTAAAATAAAATGTGGAGGAAATTCTGATTCATCTGCTCTATAAACATAATCGCATATAACATTAGAGCTACTTCCATAGTTATCTAAAAAAACTTTATCACCATATCGTTCATATGGAATAACAATATCATTAACTGTGAGAGTAATTAATTGTAGTAATTCAGGACTGGTTGGTAATTGATACGCATAAGAATATCTACCTGTTGGTTCTGCTGTAAGTAAACTTAATTGTTTTTGTTCAGTTGCAAATCGCCATCTATGACGAGTAAGGGATGATTTTAAAATATCTTCGTAGACTACGTTACATACATTAGCTTCAGTGCTATTATCTGAAAAAGATGTAATGGTATTTGCTCCTATCATTACAAGAGCTGTTGAACATATATCTACTTTAGTTGTTGCCATAATATTTAAAACTTGGGGGGCATAGCCCCCCTAGTCACATTTAAGCAAGAAGTACTGTTGTTACAGTTGAGCTCGAAGAAGCAGATACCATAAGAATATCTACAACTCCGTTTGAGCCACCACTATTTACAAAAATAATATCTCCAGCAGTTAAGTTTCCATAATCTGCTAAAAAGTAATCAGCGTCATCAATAGTGCCGATAGCGTCTCCGTCTGTATAGTACCAAAGAGCATTAGAATCTCCCATTTGGGAAATCTTTTTTACTGGGTTGCTAGTTGCATAAGCCATAATTAATCTCCTTTCCTATTCAGTACAAAGTTGAACCCTAATAGCGTCACCATCGATTGCTACACTTCCCATAGATAGAGAAGAAGTAACAAGGTTAGACACTTTTTCAGGAATATAGTTAACTTCAGTTTTAACGTCTTGTCCAATACCTAGACCAGTAGAGGATTTGTGCCATGCTAAAGTTTTTCTATTAGAACCTGAAGTGCTTAGACCAGAATGTACGAACCATAAAAAGCCCATCCATCTCTTCGCAGTAGATTCACCATTAGTAAATGGTAGGTTATCCGCACCAACGTATTCGGCACGAGAGAATTGATCAACACTCATTAGGTCACCCCATTGAGTTGGGCCTACTGCCCAGTATCTTTGACCATCATCAGGCACATCAGCTGTAGCAAAAACATTTTGCATGTTTTTAGCTTTGATTAATGTCATACCTGTTCCAGATGAATTAACGTTAGCCGCAATCGAAGTACCAGCGTCTAATGTGTCAATAATGATTTGGTCAGTTTTTCTGCCCAAAGCATATGCCGCATTTTGTGCTACTACTTGTCTTTCGTCTATATTAATTTTTAACTCATCTAGTTTGTCAATGTAATCAGCCGCATAAAAATCTGTTAAAGTTGCAGACACGTTAGAGTGAGCTAAGTTCATAGCAACTACTTCAGCATGTCTTGCTTTTGTAGAAGCTGTTCCCTTTGCAACCTTTTGGAATTTTACACTAGAACCACTTACACCGTTCACAGTTCTAACCAGATTTTTTAATTTAGAACCCATACGTTGATACGCCATGTGTACTTCTGATTCAAACTGAGTAATAAATGCGTTAGTAATTGAACTAGCCATTTTTTATCTCCATTAAGTTAAGGTTTCGATTATCTTCCGAGTTCGTTGAAAGTTATCCAAAAGGGCAATCGTATTAACTCTAAAGGTCTTGAGGCGAGTAATGACTAATCAGAATCTTTTTCGCAACGCACATTTATTATCTCTTCTATGCACCCACGAGGAATAATAGTTGTACGCCCTACTTCTGTATCGTTAAGATCTTCAGGTACATCAGCTGATATTTTTAAATCTGTATCTGTTTCTTGTGCTATCCACCCAATGCTATGAATAACAGAAGAATTTGTTTTAATAACATCTGACATATCATGCCAAGTACCTGAATCTACTTCTCTTGTATCTCGCCAAATTACTTTGACTAATTTGTTAAGGTTCATACTTGTTCAAATAATTTAGACACTCTTGATATATAAGCTGGGTCTTTTTCCCCATCTTTCCAATAACGAGGGTCTTTCATCATAGAACGTAAATCTCCTAATGATGGTTTAGATTCTACTGCTGTTTGACCTTGTGGCATTACTGGACTTTTATTTATTGCCATTATTTCTTCTAAAGCTTTAACACCTTCTGCTGTTGCAGATATTTTAGAAATAGTATTGTAGGCATTTTCAGATAAATATTTTTTTGCCCATAAATCTGCTGATTCTATACGTTCTTTTGCATTATCACCTAAAGATATCATTTCTTCTTCTGTATTAGGTAAACCAGCTATTTCATTTTGCACAAATTGATTAATACCTTCATTAAATTGATCTTGAGATAAACCCATAGATTTAGCTGTTTCGCTCCACCATTGTAGCAATGGTTGATCTTCATTAACTTCCATATCAACATCTTCAGGTATTTCAGGCATAGCAATTTCATATTTTTCAGGAACATTAGAAGCTCTTTCTTGTTCTATGTCTGTGCGTATCTGTTTTGTTAATTCATCTGTACGCTGTCCTAGTTTTTTTTCTAAGGAATTATATGATGTACTTAACGCTTCAACATTTGCCTCTCCAGTATCCTGATTCCAAAATTTCTCAGGTATGTATTCTGGTCTGGTTGATTCTTCTTGTGTCGTTTCCTGTGTTACATTTTCTTCTGCCATTATTTATCCTTTAGGTTAGCATTTATTCTTGATTGAATAATTGCGAGTAAAAATCTTCTTCCTTCCAAATGAAATAATTCATTTGTAGAAATATTAGAACCAGCTACGGCTTCAGTAGTTATTGATTTTAAATATGCTAATACTTGTTTTCCATCATCACCTTTAAAAACTGAACCAAATAATTGATTTAATTTTTTTTCTGTATCTGGTGATCTAGTATAGCCGTCTATTGATGTTACTGATTTAACCGACTTGTTGTTGTTGAGGGTTTCCCACGTCATTCATATCTCCTTCTAGTTGTCCTTGTTGTGCCATTGATTGCATTTGTTGGGCTAGCTCTTGCTGTTCCTGAGTATCTCTTAATAGTTTTTCAGGAATATTCATAAGTTTACCGATATGTTTTGCCACTTCATCTTGCTTAACAATTAAGTTAAGAACTTGTGGGCCAAACGTAGTACCAATAATCTCGTGAAATCTATTTATGTCACTTATATCTTGTTGATATTGTGATCTTGCTAATGGTGATACAGCTTGTACTTTTACTTCTCTACCATTAATTACAGGTAATTCTATTCTACCTTGATCTTTTAAAATTCTAATAACACGTCTTAAAACTGGAATAACAAACTCTGATTGCAGTCTACCAAATGATGAACCTATTTGTCTTGATAGGTCAGCCATACGTTCTGCTACTTCTGTTGCTGTCATTGGTGTACCTTCAGGTCTACCAAGTGTTTCCATGTATAAAGCTTTTTTAATATTAGCTCTCATATCTTCTAACACCAACTGAGCGACATCAAAACGTCCAGCCGTATTAATTGGCTGTAATCCTCTTGAATTAGGAGCGATTGGAATTAGAGAACCTGGGACTAGCTGTATGTTATCAGGATTAACAATACCATCATCTTCTACTTGATATATTCCTGATATAGCCATTTGTGCATTTTCTAAAATTAATTGAATTGTTAAGTTGGTAGTTTTAATTGCACTCATGGCATTAAAGATTGGGCCACGTCCATATACTTCGCCTGACGCTTTGTTCCATCTAAAACAAACGTAAGGATTAGAACCTACACCTGAAAATTCTTCTTCAAAAATAATAATTTTTTTATCTAATAAAATAACACAATGTTTATATTTCTCTACATTAGGTTCATCATAGACTTGATATACACCATCTATAATAGTACATTTTTTATTTTCATCCATTGATTCCATCACTTCTGATGGTATCTCAGCTTTAGGATACATTACTTTTATTTCATTAAGTTTGCATGATCTTTTTCTGTAAACAGAATCAATTTTATTTGTTGGCCCATTTGATAAACATACATGAGGTAAAGGTATAGCAGAAAAATTTACTGGATTAATAGCGTCACCTTCTTCTACTGCTATAATACCAGTACCAACAGCTAAATCCATAAATGCTTCATGGACTTCAGAATTAAAATTACTATTACCAATAATTTCAAATATATATTGAGTAATGTTATCTAATTGTTGATTTACTTCTTCAATATTACCTTCAGGTATTTCTGAACCAGCTTCAAAGTTTGCCCATCTTGCAAACGTAGGTACAATACCAGCTTGTAATCTTGACGCAAATTCTTGAATACCTACTACAGCTGTTTCATCAAAAATTTTATCAGTACGTTTTTGACCAGCACTTTCATCATAAAAAGATTCTCTTTGAGGTAAACAATATTCATATGCTTCTTCAAATTTATCTTTCCATTGAGCTTTTAAATTATCTGCTTCTTTATAACGTTTTAAAATAGCTTCTACTTTTTTATCAGTAGAAACGTTTGGTGCTATATCTGTGTTTGTGTAAACCATTATGAATAAAATGTCCTTTTCTTGGTTGATTCATCTACGCCCATACCAGCAAAAAATTTAGATGTTTTTTTAGTTGTTTTAGATTTTTTAGAATTATAATTTGTTTCAGTTTCACCTATTGCTAAATTTGCAACATCTGTATTTTCTATTGTAGGTGATTGAACACTACCCATACCTTTATTAGCTGTAAAACTTTTACGATAATCACCATATGTTTTATTTAAAGAATCAGCCGCACCCATTCTCATTATTGAACCAACAACAGGGCCACCAAATACAGATAATCCACCTACAAGTAGTGCTTTTGTTTTTTGTTGTGATTGAAACATTTTTTCTGAAATAGGTATTTTATTCATGACACCAGCACCACCTGTACCCATATTCATTCCTGATTGTGGGCCACCAGCATTATAAGAACCATATTTTATTTTCCAACCTTTAGAAGTAAGCATATAATTGTATGAACCATCAGGATTTTGCGAACCTTTTTTAGCTTCATTAATACTTTCTAAATATTCGTTAGTTGTTTGGGATACTTGCCCCCCATACATTTGATTTTTCTTTCCATTTTTAAAAGTATATGAATCAACGATACCTTCTGTTGGATGTTTAGTTTGTGAAAAACTAACTGCTTTTTTAACTGCTTTTGTAGCTTTTTTTGTTGGATTATTTGATCTGTCACCAGCACCAGCATTAGAGTTTGAATTAGAATTAGAACTAGAACTAGAACTTGTTGAATTTTTACTACCCATTAAGATAACATATTCCCTTCATCATCATAAAAACCCTGACCACCAGCTTTACTAAATAAAGAACGTCTACCAATCATTCCTTTAGCCATTCTTTTTTTACGTTCAGCTCTAGCTTCTTCTTTTTTTACACGAGCTTCTTCTTCTTCTTTCATCTGACGTTTAATCATTTTGTCAGTTTCAGTTTCTTGATACTTAGGACGTTTAAAAATACCCATTATTTTTTTGCAGTTTTGGCAGCTTTTAAAAATTGTTTTTTTGTAGGAGCTCCTTTGCTTCCAACTTTTCTCATTCTTTCACCACTACCAGAAGCAATTCTTTTGCGTTTAGCGTGTATGTTTGCGTACAATCCTTTTTTAGCCATTATTTTTTCTTTGACTTTGCTTTCGTCATAGTCATTTTTTTACCAGTTTTTTTTGCTTCAGCTTTAGCTTTAGCCATTCCTTTAGAACCATATGAAAACATTTTTTTACCAACTTTAGGCATAAAACTTCCTTTTTTAATTGTTGCGTCCACAAAAATAGTAAAATTCATCTTTCGCAACGCACAAAATAGCTGGTACGGTGTAAATAACCAAAATCGTCTTAGTCCTAACAGTCGTTGCATATAAGAAACGCAACTATGTTCTTTGACCCACCACTCTCCTCTAAAGTTAGGTGTTTCTTTTTCATCTCCTTTGAGAACGATACCATGTAATCTTTTGACGTAGCTTAATACTTTTTTTGATTGTTTTCGTGATAATATTTCCACATTAAGCCTTCCGTATAAACCTTCGACCATTACCCAACATTTATGTTCGGCATTAAACGTCATAGCTCC